AGTAGGAAACATTCCTACACAAACAACTGATTCAAAACTATCTAAAAAAGATAAAAAAATTTTAGAAAAAATTAGAAAATCTAATGTAGTTTTTTTAAATGATCTATTTATTTTTAAAGCTATTCAACCCTATATAAAAACAGCAAATATAAATGCAGGTTGGAATTTTGATTATGATTGGTCTGAATCTGCTCAGTTTACTAAATATAAAAAGAATCAATTTTATGATTGGCATGCAGATGCTCAATGGCAACCTTATCAAAATAAACATGAAAATTATAATGGAAAAATAAGAAAAATATCAGTTACGGTTGAATTATCAGATCCAAAAGATTATGAAGGTGGTGAATTGGAATTTGATTATAGTAATCCAAAAGATGGAAAAGCAATAAAAAAATGTGATCAAATAAAAAAACAAGGTTCTATTGTTGTATTTCCTTCTTTTGTGTGGCACAGAGTTACACCAGTAACTAAGGGAACAAGATATAGTTTAGTAATATGGAGTATAGGTAAACCATGGCAATAACATTTAAAAAAAATAAATATTGTGTTATTAAAAATGCAATATCAAAAGAATTAGCTAGTCTTTGTTTTGATTATTTATTATTAAAAAGACATGCTTGTAAAACCTTAATGGAAGTAAAATATTTTACTCCATTTGAAAAAATTTATGGTACCTGGGGTGATGCTCAAGTACCTGATACTTATTCTATTTATGGTGACGTGTTGATGGAAGTTCTATTATATAGAATGAAAACTATTACAGAAAAACATACTAAATTAAAATTAAGTCCTAACTATTCTTTTTCTAGAATTTATAAAAAAGGTGATATTCTTCATAAACATAAAGATAGATTTAGTTGTGAAATATCAACTACATTATTTTTAGGAGGAGATGAATGGCCAATATTTTTAAATCCTGATCCTAAAGAAGGAGTTGAAAAAATAGAAAATAATGAAAAAATTTATGTCCCTTCTAAAAAAAGAGGTTTAAAAGTAGATTTGAAACCAGGTGACATGTTAGTTTACAGAGGTATGGAACTAGAACATCATAGAGAAGCTTTTAAAGGAGATAATTGTGCTCAAGTTTTTTTACATTATAATAACACAGCTACTAAAGGTTCAGATAAAAATATTTTTGATGGACGACCTCATTTAGGTATACCTGCAGATATAAAAGTTAAAAGATGAAAATAGCAGTTATAGGAACAGGAACTGTTGGAGTAATGTCTGTTTGTCATTTACTACATTATTCAGTAGGTTTAGATTTACAAGTAGATTGTATACATGATCCAGAAAAAAATATTTTAGGAATAGGAGAAAGTACCAATATTCAAGTACCAGATGTTTTATTTAAAGCTGCTAACTTTAATGGATTTCAAGATTCAGATGAATTAGACATTACAATTAAATACGGTGTTAAATATAAAAACTGGAGAAAAAAAGATTTTATAAGTCCGATAGTACCTCCCGCATATGCTTTTCATTTTAATAATTTCAAATTAAAAGATGTTATTTTTAAAAGATTAAAGTTGTATAAAAAAAATAATTTTAAAGAAATAATAGGAGATGTTTCTTCTATTAAACAAAATAAAAAAGAAGTTATTTTAACAGTTAATAAAAAGAAATTAAAATATGATTATGTTATAGACTGTTCAGGATATCCAAAAGATTATTCGGATTATACTATTTCTGATTTTCTTCCTTTAAATCATGCGTTGGTACATTCTATACAAGAACCTGGAGATTGGAATTTTACATATCACCAAGCGACTAAAAATGGTTGGATGTTTGGAATACCTTTAAAAACTAGACAAGGTTGGGGATATTTATTTAATAATAATATTACTAAAATAAAAGATGCTGAAGAAGATATATCTAAAATATTTAATACCAAAAAATTAGACTTAAAAGAATTTAAATTTAAACCTTACAGAACAAATAGAGTTTTAAATAATAGAGTAATTAAAAATGGTAATAAAGCTATTTTTTATGAACCTATGGAAGCTTTATCAACTGTTTTTTATGATAATATAAATAGAATGTTTTTTGATTATATATTTGGTAGAATGAAAGAGGACGAAGTTAATGATGAATTTAATACCATGGCTAAACAGTATGAGAATTTTATATGTTTTGTGTATCACGGAGGATCATTATTTAATACTTCTTTTTGGAAAGACACAATTATAAAGACTAGTGATCACTTGAAAAATAATGAACTTTGGGATAAAACTGTTAAATATATTAATGATCCTAAAACAGTTGATATGCATCTTGGAAATAAAACAGAGTCTTTTCCTTTTATTCCAAGAAGTTATAGAATAATACAGAAAGGTTTAAACTATGGATATTTCAGATAAAGAATTATTACATAAACAAATTTTTAAAAATAAAAAACTTGAAAATGAAATTGAAGATTTAAAAGATAAATTAACCGCCGAAAGAATGCGTAATAAATCAGAACTTCAAATGAATCTTGATTTAAAAAGAATAATAAAAACTTTAGAATTAAAAGTTGGTTCTTTAAATCAAATAGTAGATCAATATGCTGATAAAATTGTTCAGCACAGAAATGAAATAGATAAATTTTTAGACAATCAATGATAAAAGTTTTTGATAATTTTTTATCAAAAGAAGAATTTAATTTAATTAAAAGTGAGATAACTTCTTCTGAATTTGCATGGTACTACCAAGAGGGAAAAGTATTTCCTAATGATAATTTACCTTCTTTAACGCACTCTATTTTTTCTGAAAATATAATTCGAAGTAAATTATATAATTTAATTTTACCTATAATTAATAAAAATGATATGAAAGCTTTAGTTAGGATTAAAGCTAATTTTGATCTTAAAAATAATAAATCTTTTAAAACTAATTTACATACTGATATTCAAAACAATTTTGAAAATTGTAAAACAGGTATTTTTTATATTAATGATAATAATGGCGGAACTTATTTTGAAAATAAAAAATTAATTAAAAGTGTTGCTAATAGATTTATTTTATTTCCAGCAAACATGAAACACGGTACTCAAACTCATACAAATACAAACTATAGAATAGTAATAAACTTTAACTGGTACTAACAAAATCAAAAACTATAGAATATCTTGAACCTGTTTTTTTGTATAATTCTAGTGGAATATTTACTACTTGATGACTAATTTTAGGATTAAATATTAATAGTGAATTTTCTTTTCCTGGAATAATTATAGAACTATTTAATATTGTTCCAAACTGATAGAATTTATTTTTTAAATAATAAACAGCTGTTAAATCTGTGCCGTGTGTATGTTCTCCAAATAAAGTATCTATTTTAGAAACATTAGCCCAAGAACTATGTAATTTTAAATTAGGATTTATTTTTAATACTTTTTCTTTTATGCTTTTATATAAAGTTTGCCAATTTTTTTTATGTTTTAATATATCATATAAATTATTATAAGTTTGATATTTTGGAACTGATAAACATAAATTACCAGATTCTATTTGTTTATCTATGTCTTTTATAAAAGATTCTTTTTTAATAGATAATAAATTTTCATATAAATATATATCTTCAGATAATTTAATTTGCATTTTCTATACCATTTAACCAGTTTTTAAAATTCCATTCTTTCCATTGAGCGTATTGAAAATTACTAGGAACACTTTTAATTACATCACTAGGGGACATTTTTTTAACTACTTTAATTATTTCTTCTATGTCTTTTTTATCATGTTTATTCCAAAGTTTTTTTGAGTGTTTCCAAAATTTAGTATTATAGATAGAGCCTTTTGAATAATGCCATAATATAAAGTTTTGAACTTGTGTTATATAATTTTTCACATTGTTTATAGTGTGTTCTTCAGAGCAGTTATTAAAAATATAATCAAAATAAAATCTACAAGATTTTATATAACCTCCCATTGCCGTTGCTTCTAGAGGTTCTAGAAAAAATAATTTATTGCCATTTAATAATATTCTATTATCTATAATGGGTTTTTTAGCTACATACTGACTAAAGGGAAAGACTTTGTTTATTTTAATTACTTTAAATGTTTCTTTAAAATCTTTCGTGGCTTCTTTTACTGAGGTTATATCTTTATTAAATATATAGCCTAAAGAAGTTTTATCTGGTAAAGGTATATAAAAGCACCAGCCATTTTTATGAGCAACTGACCTGGTATATTCAACATCGTTTTCTTTTTTAGGTAGAGTTGCGAGTAAAGCACAGTTTAAAGGGTTTACTAATTTTTCGTAATCTTTAAAACTTTTAGGTGTTCCTCTACAATCTATAATATAATCAGCATCAATTTCATTGTAGTCTTTTATGTTTTCATCAGTTTCTTTAAAATTAATTTTTAAATTATTACAAATAAAATCTTGGAATTGTTTAGGTTCAAAATGTAGAGCATATCTTCCAACAGGAAAATGATGAAATATCTTTTTATTTTTCTTTCCAAAATTTTCATACATTATTCCTGTTTTAGTTGTTGTAGGAAATTTATTTAAATAACCTAAGTTAAATGTTTCATATAAAAGATCAGGAAAATCTAAAGTTGTTCCTTGTCCTGTAGGCACTGGCGGTATCGAAGAATCATATATTAATTCTATTTCAACTTTAGTATCAATAAAATTTCTATAGTGAGCAAAATGTGTAGCAGAGATACAGCCTGCATTACCTCGACCAATAATTATTATCTTCATTAATCAATGATATTTTGTTCAATTTCTTTTAAAATAATTTTTTTAAACTTAGCTTCTTTAAATCTTTTATATCTGTCTATTAAAGGTATAAATTTTTCCCATGTAGCGGATGTTGAGCA